ATTACCCCTTCACTGCTACGATTAAACTTACCACTAGTCCTACCATGTACAGCAACAAAACACAACCCACAAAATAGTCTTCAGGTTCTACTGCTTGTAACTGATTGTAAACACACAGTAATGTTTCGCAACTAGTCATCTTTCCAATCCTTTATTTCGTTACTGCATACTCTACAGTACAGCCTAGACACAAATCTTTTGAAAGACTGCAGGATGTACTGCGAGTTGTTGCAGTGTTTGCATATATACTTAATCATCTGCCCTATCCTCAGGCCAGTCATTGTCAACTGCTAGTCTTATGTTGTTGTCGTTACTGTTATCTAGTTCTATCTCATACTGATTAAGAAAGATAGAAAACTCACCATCATGGGCATCATGTATCACCTGAAAGTATTCATCCAGATCATCGGTATAGAATGGCTTGCCTTGTGTGATGTAGGCATTGCCTCTGTCATCATAGGCTTTCAGTAGTGTGATTGAATGTTCGCCATCTGTGTAGGCTAGTGATAGCATGTAGTCGTTGCCTTCATCATCCATTAGGTATAGGTGTAGTTGTTTATCCATTGTCTTACCTCCTCAAAATAGTGGTTCATATGTTGCGCCATCATCATGCCTAGCCTTTAGACCTGATAGCTGTTGCCTCATTCCTGTAACGTCCTGACCTTGCCATTCAGCATCTTCTATCTGGACTGCTAGTGCTTTCATCTTGGTTAGAATACTAGCAAGCCTAGCGTCCTGTGTTATGTCAGGGTAGGCCGTGTCTATGTACATGCTCATGTTAGCCCTTTCATTCCCTGCGTAAAGTTAATAGTTCTTTTCTGTGCATCTATAGTTGTTCTCTGAGTGTTAATAATTTCTTGCTGTATTTTTACAATTTCTTTTAGATGCTCAGTTTCTTTTATTCTTTTCATCATTTCTTTTTGTATGTCTTGTGCTAACTGCTCTATTTCTTCCATTCCTTTTATCATGTCCTTACCCCTTACCCTATTACAAATCCACTAGTGTCTTGCTTTGCTTTACCTTTAGCATACAAGGCCACGACTACCCCTTTAGGATCAAGAAAACGCAAGTCATCTTTGTCACCATCTACTACAGTGAACCCCTTGTAAGTTGTAGGCATCTTATCCTTGTGTCTAAACACGACTGCCATGTTACTACCCTTGGCTGATTGCATTGTATCTAGTACCATGTCACTATAACGCTGGCTTGCCTCGCTATAGGATAGCGTCAAGTGATAGTTACTAGGCAAGACCTTGTTAGCACGTTTAACGTCCTTAGTATAGTCATAGAATTGTATTTCTGGATACTCGCCAGCCATATCAATATGCCTTTCCCAATGTATATCACTAGTGCCATTCAATCGGACTACTGGTTTGATGCCTTTCTTGAGGCAATACTTGCGAAACGCTATCAAGTCATCATGTAATTGTGCAATAAACTCGCCACGATTGTCCCGCCATAGAATAGTCTTGCGCTGTCTTGCTACTTGAACGCTATTCATAGCACCCCTGCCAGCACTGTAAAGACACCCTGCCTTGCACCCTGCTAGCACTGCCATAGGGCATAGGTTTATTCCATCTACTGTATCCGCTGGCGCAAGGTATAGGATAGCTGTTAGGTATTCGCTACCGTCACCCTTTGTTGTCTTGGCGTTAGTGCCAACCCCTAATAGATTAAGCTTCATAATTTTACCTCTTTGGTTGATTGCTAGGCTAACCTACTACAAGCCAGCCTAGCTTGTCAATCGTCATTAGTTAGCCTTTGCAAAGCGTCCAGTCTCTAGATCGCGTGTTGATGCCAGATAGCCCTTGTTGGTGCTAAATGTGCCAAGCCTGCCATATCGTCTAGTCGTGCGACGAAACTGGACAAGATCAATTGTAAGAACAGGTACTGTTTTATTTGGCTTCGCTTTGGTAGCCATAAGATATGAGATTGCCTTAAACATTGGTAGTCCTTTCTGTTTACTTTGTGTTTCATTACGTTACTTCAGGTTATTAGAGTTAGTCAATAGTCTTTGTTTGTTTACTGAAGTTATGCTGGCTAGCCACCTTTCCGTTACTTAACCTTGTATCATCTAACTAGTAGTTTGTCGCTGGTTAAGCTTCTTGTGTTCTTTCAGTCTCAATAGACTAGAATAAGAATAAGGCACAAATAAGGCACATTGAGAAAAAAACAAATAAAAATAAATGCAGCTAGAGAGAGTATATATATAAGCAAAGAATAGATAGAGAAAGACAGACACGCCTATAACTTTTAGTCACTCATAATCAACTTAAAGTCAACTCAAAGTCTTAGGCATGGCTAACTTCGTCAACTTCTTGACAACTTAGGGTGACTATAGAAACTTAGGGTAGACTAAAAGTGTCAATGTGTTGACGCTGGCCTATGGGGGTATGCACACGTTATCATTATTATATACCCTCTCAGATTTTTCTACCAAAATTAAGACACCCTGACATAATACTGCCTTATTGTAATGACCTAGTTAGTAAGTAAGGTATAAGTAAGAAGTATGTACTCTCAGTCTACTCTTAGTAAACCTTAAATAACCACATACTTCTTACTTCTCTATACATATAGGTAACAGGGGGTTCTTCCTTAGGGGTACATTTTAGAACCAGAGGTTATTATCTTGGTTGTCTGAGCGTTTACCAAAGTTAAAACCATCCATAAACTTGTCTAGTTCTTCCTCTAGTAATTCTTCTTTTCTTGTTCGTATTTCTGTATCTGCATCAGCAGCCATCTGGTCTGACCAGTACTGCACTGCCATAGCAAGTACGTCAAGTCTATCGTCATGTGCTAATGCCCCTCTTTGTTTTGTTATACGTGTCATCTGATAGGCTAGCATATACTTAGCAGCCTTATCTGGTGGCATGTGTTGAGTACTATCGTAGTCCTTTTGGATTACCTTAGGGTCTACTACTAGTCTATGTTGGTTCATTACAGGTTCAAGTGTGTCAATGATCCTTTGTTCTTTCTGCTTACTGTGTCTAACTTCTTCAACAGTTACAGGATATGTATTAAGTAAGTAGGGCTTGAGTAGTTCAGTAAACATTCCGTCACCAAAGTTACTCTCAATCAACACCATGTTTACTTGATGTATCTTAGCTAGGTCTGTTAGATGTTGTAGTGTACTATCACTATAGCCACCCTCAACACCACCACAGTCAACTACGTGTAGGAAACCGTTTAACATCTTAACAACAGCGTATGCTGTCTCGTCAGAGCCTCTACCAGAGGGGTCAATAGCTAGGACACTACCAGTGTACTCAGCCCTGCCTATGGTGTCCTCAGGGGCGTAGAACTTGTCTCCTGCTAGTCCTACATTGGGTAGTTCATTAAGTGGCTTAAAGATACCATACACTAGTTTCTCAGGTGCAGTATCCTTGTCACAGGAGTAGATCATTAGGTCACTTAATTTAAGGGGGTATTTGTTTGCATCTGATAGTGAAGTATCCAACATAAATTGCAAAGCAAAGCCACTTCTACCATAACTTAGTTCTCTTTCTAGTAAGTCTGTGTCATCAAATCGTTTAGGGTCTGTAGGAAGCCCATACACGGCCTCTAGGTTAGTTTGTATAGAATCATACAGGAGAGGAGCCAACCTGCCCCCATAAGCCTTCTCTGCGCGTTCTAGGCTAGGGTATCTAGCAGGCCATACTCTCATCTCATAGCCACGTGCTAGTAGGGCATTGTAGAGGGACATCTCGTTTTGAGGTGTACCAAGGTAGATAATCTTACCCTCAGGCTTGAGAACAGCGTCAAACTCTTTGACAGTCTCTCCTAGCTTCTCTCGCATCATGTGTGTCATAGAGTTGTTAGGTACTTCTACGTCATCAGCAATGATAATGTCTGCACGGCTACCTGTAAGCTGACCTGTGACCCCTACAGACTTCACTGAGGGGCTACCAGAGGCTTTAGCAGGGGCTACATCAAAGGCTATTTTAGACCACCTCTGGCCTTCCTTAGCGACTAGGTGCTGACATATAGGCAGTTCCATAATGATACGCTGAGTAAAGGTAGAGAAGTCATCAGCACGTGCCTTAGACGCTGACACAACCATGAACTTTAATTGTGGGTCTAGCAGTAGCTGGTGTACTACGTAGGCAGCAGTAATGTAGGACTTACCTACACCACGGAAAGCCTCAATGATGCAACGCTTAGGACTATCCTGAAGATAGTGTGCTATGTCATACTGAATAGGAGTAGGCTCAGGTAGACCTAGATGTTGCCATACTAGGTATGTAAAGTTTCTAAAGTCTTTAAGTTGTTCTGGAACATTAGTCATCATGTACTACACTTACGTCATGGTCATGTGTGTCTTCTGCCTTAGCCCATACAGCGTTAATAGGCGCACAGTTAAACTGAAAGGTAACATCTAGTATTTTATTACCAGATGCTGCACCCTCAATCTGAAAGCCGTGTGTAGGTGCTACAGTATCTGTACCAAAGCCTACCTCAATAGCATGGGCATCGTACTGGTTCTGTATCATTAGGTAAGTACGTTGGACATTTGTATCTAACATCTTAGTCCAGTTACCACCAGTAAGAGTTACTATCTTATGTTTGAGTGTTGCATTAGGACCTTCTCTCATTGTAGCTGTTCTCCAACGTCAAACGGTAAGTCTTGTAGAAGACTAGCCATAGGACTTTCTGCTGTAATTACATCAAGAGAAGCACCGTTGTCTTTAAGAAACTTGACAGCTACTGATAGTTCACTTGCAGTTGCTTCTCCACTCTGTACTCGCATAAGCAGTTCTTTGGTGACTGCATCATGCAATGTATCCATCAGTTGTTTTTCTGTCATTACTCATGTTCCTTCATTTTTGCTACTTTTTCTACAAGAGTACCGATTGCTTTAGCATCCTCAGGACGCTGTTTCATTCTACCAAGTAGGTAAGTAATAAGCATAGGAATAGCAAATACAGCAATACTAACTGCGATTACTAATTCAAAAGCATTAGCTAGTATCTGATCTAAGGCTACTAGTAAAGCTTGCCAAGGATTATCTACTTGCGCTATCTGTTCTGTCGTTAGGCTTTTGTCTTCTTCAACCAGACTTGCCCCCACAAGCGCACCTGTCCCTGTCGCTCCAGCAATGAGTGCAGGATTCCCAGTTACAGCCGCCGCAGCACCCGCGCCAATAGAGGCTCCACTTGCCGTAAACATATCTGACATACTTATGCTCTCGCAAGCTGATAAGCCAAGTGTAAATAAGAGTATGAAGGTGCATTGTAGTTTACTCCACGTATTCATAGCTGTTGCCCTTTTAATTTAAGGCATTTAAAATTTATAGGTTTTAAATCCATATTAGGCATTTCCATAATGTCATTACCCATCTCGTAGGCTCTTGCCTTGCATTGATCGTAAGTCTCATAGGGGCCACGTATGTCGTTGAACTCCCAGCAATCTGTAGGTACAGACAGGCTGCAAGCTAGTACTAATGTTTTAAACATAACTCATCGCTTTCGCTACAGAAACCATAACGGTTATAAACAGACCTATGGTTATCGCTAGTATAACAGAAACTAAACCAATAGTTTTCATAGTCTCCTCAAATTCCTTGGCCTTCTGTATCATCTCTCGCCTAGCCTTAGCTTCAGCTTCTCGTTGTTCCTGTAGTCTTTTAGCACGTTCAGCCAAGATACTTTTCCAAGTACCATGACCAAACCTCATGTCAACCATAGTAGCTACTTCCTGCAACTTTTCTGCTGCGAGTTTAGCATCTATCATTTCTTTTGCTACAGTATCTACCCCAAACTGATCTCCAAGTCCACCACCAGCCTTCTTGTTTCTGGCTTGTTGGACTTGTTTCTCACCTGTAAACAGGTCATCAATTTGGCTTGCTATCTGTCCAATATCTTGAACAGTGTTAATGTGCGTCTTAATAAAGTCAACACTCTGTTTAACAAGTGCAATCCCAGCTAGGGCAGTACTGATAGGTTCCATTGTAGTTCCTTATAGCTTCATTAACAGGGATGCAGCGAGGCCAACGATGACTACCGTTGACCCCATGATTAGTGCTTCTAGTCGCCACAAGCGTTTATCAAGGGCTTCTAGTTTATCTCCAACAGCCTGATACCTTACTGCACATTCTTTTTCGTGTGCTTCCAGTTCTATGGCTACCTTTAGTTCTGGTGATATTGACTGTTCCATCTTCATGGTTATGCAGCGTATGCTTTGCCAGCCGTGATTGCGGCGTTGGCTGCTGTCATGTCTTCTGAATCCCAGAAGTCCTTTGCGACCATGATTTCCAGATGCTCAACATTACGGTCTACGCAATCCTGCTTATCTGCTGCTTCATCGTCTTCCATCGCTGTGCCAGCAATGATAGCATTGATGAGGTCAACGCTGTGACCCATTGCTGTGTAATGTTGTGCAATTTGTTCTACTGTTAGTTCGTCCATTTAAGCCTCCAGTGCTTCTATGCGTGTTTCTAATTGGTCAATCTTGGTTAGTGCTTCCTGCAATGCTGCGGTTAGCAACGGTACAAGTTTGCTTTGGTCTATGCCCTGATACTCTGGGTTGCCGTCTGCATCTACTGCATCCTTCTCACCTGCGATTGCTTCTGGAACAATGTCAGCAACTTCGTGTGCAAGGAAACCGTCAACAGTTTTGTCGGCGTCTACAATGAAGTTAAACCGCTTTGGTGCAAGCTGTTGAACACGGTCTGCTGCGCCAGTTAGGTCAATTACATTCTCCTTGAGGCGGTAGTCTGATGAGGTGACAAAAGATGTTGATGAACCATTAGTTACTATTTGTCCTATTTCTCCATTAGGATTTCTAAATCCCATAACGGCTTTAGCACTACTAACTGTTGTGCCGATATTAACTGTTCCTGATGCACCCATATAAACAAAAGGCCCATTAGCAACTGTTGCGCTAAATGTATTTATAAATGTTGTATTTGAACTACCGTCAATTCTCATTCTAGGATTACCATCGCCATCCGAAAGCACGATGTTGTTGCTGGATGTGCGGATGTCTAGGCCGCCTTGGTTGCCGTTGTATACGCCAACGATAGTGTTCTTAGAACCTGTAGTTATAGCGTAACCACTATCTGTTCCAACAAAGGTATTATAATCTCCTGTTGTTTTAGAATAACCAGCACGATATCCAACTGCGGTGTTGTAGTTTGCGGTGGTGTTTCTTTCAAGCGCAGATGTGCCTATGGCTACGTTGTATTGGCCTGTTGTATTATAATACATTGAACTAAGACCAACAGAAACGTTTTGCTGCCCAGTTGTTGTTGTTTGCATTGCGTAGGCTCCAAGCCCTACGTTTCCTGCGCCAGTTGTATTACTATACCCAGCCTGATACCCCATTGCCGTGTTATTACTTGCGGTGGTGTTTGAACGAAGTGCTTGACGACCAAGTGCTGTATTTTGTGCGCCTGTTGTGTTTAAGGACATAGCTGCATAACCAACAGCCGTATTGTTGCCTGCTGTGGTGTTTGCGTTTAAAGCCTGTGCGCCAACAGCAGTATTTAACGTGCCAGTAGTATTCGCAGACATTGCTTCGTTACCAACAGCAGTATTCAAGTTTGCAGTGGTGTTTGCGCCAAGAGCGTGACGACCAACAGCTACGTTTTGATAGCCTGTTGTGTTTGAATCAAATGCTGCTTGGCCTACAGCTACGTTTGAATGTCCTGTGGTATTTGAATACCCTGCTGAAGTACCTAATGCCGTGTTGTTGTTTGCGGTAGTGTTGGAACGGAGTGCTTGATGCCCCACAGCAGTGTTTGAAAAACCAGTACTATTTAAAAACGCAGCCTGATAGCCTACCGCTGTGTTTTCCGATGCAGTGGTGTTGGACGCAAGTGCATCCTTGCCAATAACCGTAAGTGATGAACCAGTAGTATTAGCATACGCAGCATCTGAACCAACCACTGTGTTGTTGTTTGCGGTGGTGTTGTTTACCAATGCGCCATAACCAATGCCAGTATTTTGGCTTCCAGTGGTATTATTTCGTAAAGCTGCTGATGCGTTATTGTATCCACCAACTGCTACGTTATTTGTACCAGTGGTATTATACTGCAATGCAGCAGAACCTATTGCGGTTATATAACCTGTTGTGTTTGCATATCCCGCAACGTGACCCAAACCAACATTGAAGTTTTGTGCATTTGTATATAATGCTTGGTTTCCTACCGCCGTGTTGCTGGATGTGGTGGTGTTGACGCCTAGTGCGACATAGCCAATAGCAACATTATTTGACCCTGTTGTTGAAGAGCCTAGAGCATCAAAACCCATTGCTACATTGTAGTCACCGGAGGTAGCATCCTGCATGGCCTGTGTACCAACAATAGTGTTAGCCGTACCACTTATGCTATCACCAGCAAATGCTCCAACGGCTACGTTACTGTTTCCATTATTTGCTGAAAGTGCAGCATTTCCAATTGCTGTGTTATAACTGGCTGTGGTGTTGTTCACAAGTGCGTTTTGACCAACCGCAACATTACTAGTCCCTGTTGTATTAAAGTAAAGTGACTGATAACCTAAAGCAGTATTGTTGTTTGCGGTGGTGTTGCTATATAGAGAATACATACCAAGAGCAGTGTTCTGTTCGCCTGTGGTGTTGGTATATCCAGCCTGATAACCCATTGCCGTGTTGCCGGATGCGGTGGTGT